CATCCCATGGTGAAACAGATGATGTGTATCAGCCAATAAAAGATAACAAGATGATTGGCAAAGCTGTTTGGGGAATGGATTACCCATCATCATCTTTTGGAATAAACAACTGTCATTTTATTGCCCAAGGGGAACCTAGATTAAGTGGATCTTCATTGAAATATGATTACGTGCACGAAAATGGTGATTTAACATTCGATAAAACTTACCAGCCTGTTTTTGGTGCTAGGTATGCCTCAGGCAGGAATAATAAAGGTCCTAAAGGCTTAACAGCGAAGAATTTCCGTATTGGTATATTTCCCAGAGCTTATAGAACTGCTTGGTTAAAATAAGAGATTAATAAAATGACAACAGCACTGTTGACCAATTGGTCTTTTTCAGGTATAATAGACTCTATGAGAAACCTATCTGAAGCAGCCGACGAATCAAAACTAACACATTTAGAGCACCCTGAAGATCACATGCTCAATGCTGGCTATGCTGGCTACCATCACGCTGTTAACTCTTTGATGCAAGCTCATCATGTCCTTTCTGGTAAGGAAACGGAAGCTAAGACGTCTGAAAAGTATGACGGCTCTCCTTCTATTGTATTTGGACATCATCCAGAGACCGGTAGATTCTTTGTTGCGTCCAAGTCTGCTTTTAATGCAAATCCGAAGATCAATTACACAGAAGCAGATATTGAAAAGAACCACGGACATGCTCCTGGTTTAGTTGCCAAGTTGAAGTCAGCTCTCAAGCACCTTCCTAAGATCATGCCTAAAAAGAAATCATCCAAGGGTGAGATCTATCAAGGCGATGTGATGTACACTAAGGAGGGTAAGAACAGCGATGTGACTACTAAGGGTAACAAGCACCACTTTACTCCTAACACGATCACATACTCCACTGATAAGAACAGTGAAGAAGGTAAGAAGATTACCAAAGCCAAGTTTGGTGTTGCTATTCACACGAGATATAAAGGCAAAAACTTTGAAGATCTCAAAGCTGAGTACAATCCTGATCTGAGTGACTTATCTGAGCACCACGATGTTCATGCAATCCTTCCTGGCCAGCAAATTGATCCTAAGAAGTATACTCCAGCAGAGCAAACAAAGTTCCAAAACGAATTAAAAAAGGCCGACAATGCTTATAAGAGTGTTAATCACGAACCACCTGCTGAGGTCGAAAAGCACCACGCTACTTTCAAGTCCTATCTCAACCAGACAATCAATGCTCAAGGAAGCCCAACAGTTGAAGGATACAAGAAGTGGTCTACTGACAAGGCTAAGAAAGAAATTGACAAAGTAAAGACACCAGCAGTCAAGGCTGCTAAGCTTGCTCAGCACAATGTTGCTATGAAGCACGTCGATACGCACAAAGCTCACTTTGATGCGTTGATAGAGACACACAAGCACTTAGTGAAAGCTAAGAACATGCTTGTCAAGCATTTTAATCAGTCAGCTAAGTTTGAGACTCATGTTGGTGACACTCCTGTTAAGACAGAAGGCACTGTGATCTCTGTTAACAACCGTCCTTCCAAGTTGAATGACCGTGAAGAGTTTAACAGACTGAATGCGTTGAAGTCTAAGAATGCCAAGCAATCTGCTGAGAAGAAACCAGAGACTGCAAACAAGCATGTCACGTTTGCTTTTGGTAGAATGAACCCACCTACAACTGGACATGAGAAGGTAGTCCAGAAGATGCACGATGTTGCAAAAGAAAAAGGTGGAGATATTAAGCTGGTTGTCTCCCACACACAGGACTCTTCAAAGAACCCGTTGACTGCTGCTCAAAAGTTAAAGCACGTTAAGAAGTTCTTTCCAACTACTCCAACAGAAGCTGCTACAAAAGAAGCTCCAACATTCTTGCACCACTTAGCCAAGTTACATGAACAGGGTTACAAGCACGTCACAATGGTTGCTGGCTCTGACCGTGCTGATGAATACAAAAAGCTAATTCATAAGTATAACGGAGTCAAAGGAGCTCACGGCTATTTTAATTTTGATAAGGTTGATGTGCAATCTTCAGGTGAGAGAGATCCTGATGCTGAAGGTGCCGAGGGAATGTCTGCTTCTAAGATGCGTGAGCATGCTAAAAAAGGCAACTTTGCAGAATTTAAAAAAGGTGTTCCGCACCACGTACCAGAAAAGCATGCCAAAGAGATGTACAATGATGTCCGCAAAGGAATGGGATTGACAGAATCTCTAACCTTCATGAAATTTTTTAGGAAACCATAATGGCCCAGTTTAGATCAGATACAGCTACAGTGAACGTACTTGCTTCCATGGTATGGGAAGAAATAACACAGTAATAAACACACCTACCTTAGGACCGTTAAACTTACGATAGGTGTAAAAGGAGCGCCCCTGCCTACTACATCGTAGCACGCCAACTACGAGGACATAAGTGGGGCACTAACAACTAAAGTTCAAAATGCAACTGATAGACGATAAGGATGTATGGGGTACGTGCCCTATTGATTATCTTTGGATTTATGATAAGTTAATTCTTGCTGTGAAGTGTGGGTATCTTGCCGCTCCAGCAGGTATTGCTGTCCCAAAGCCTGGTTTCTACATTGTTCGCCCCATCACAAACTTACGTATGATGAGCCGAGGAGCAGTCAAAAAATGGATGACACCTGATGACACTGACTTAGTTCCTGATGGGTATTTTTGGTCTGAGTGTTTTGAAGGCAGACACACATCAGTTGATTTTCATTATGGTAAACAAACGTTGGCTGTTGAAGGGTTTCGTGATGATCCAAATGTACTGGGTAGATTTTGTAGATGGGAAAAGATTGATCAGCAATACAAGTTTCCTGAGGTTTTGGGAGACTTATGGCAACGAACACCATGGGTCAACGTTGAGTACGTTGATGGTAAAGTTATTGAAGTACATCTTCGTTGGAATGATGACTTCAGCAACCACAACGGTGATGTAATATATCCAGTGTGGAAAGATAACCCTCTTCCTCAACCTCCAAACTCCGAATGGTATGCAAGCCCATCAGGTGATAGGGTGGGGTTTTGGGTATTGAATAAGTAAGCAATAATTGTTTTATAAATACCCATGCAGTAAGGCCACGGTAGACCTGCAAGGAACAAATGGAAAAAAATGAAATAGACGGCAAACCAGCTAAGAAGCTGAAGACCATTGCCAAAAAACCAGATCAAATTATTCTCAATCCAACGACGGTTGATGATAACAATAAGCTCAACGAACGTGTTGTAGAACTTGCTCAAAGACGCAAGCGTGCTTCGTTGATGCGTAGAGTCCAAGCTAAGCTTCGTAGACGTAAAGAACTCTCTAGAAGCAAATTACATTCCCAAAGCCAACTCTCACAAAAATCTAGCCGAATTGCTAAAAGCATTCTTCGTAAAAGGTTTGCTGGTGGCCAGGGTGCTAATTACCAACACCTCTCTCCTTCTAATAAAATTCAAGTAGATAAGATTGTTGATAAGAAAGCAATCCTTATTAGATCAATGGCTAAGAGGATGATTCCTCGTCTTCGCGCTGCAGATGTCAAAAGACTTCAAGCTGTGAGATCGGGTGGCTCTGTTCACGGAATCCAATCATACCTTAGCAACAGACAGCTTAACATGGGTGATGATTTCGACTTAGACCACCTTGTTGGTATGTTTGAACAAATCACGGAAAAGGATATAATAGCGCTAGAAGCAAAAGCTTCTCAGCACAATATTCCTGAAGAAGTTTTAGAGATGGTTTTCTTGCGTGGATTGTATGAAGGTGACAAAGACAAAGCATTTAACAGAGTAAATTCTTTCATTTCACTTGGTGAAGCTAAGAAAATTGATACTGACCTAGAACAAGATTCTAAACCATCTGATCGTTTAGATGGAACTAGCAGTCTTGCTAGATTGTATAAAAAAGAAACTCCTGGTCAAGCGTTAAAGAAATGAAAACATTTAAACAGTTTTTTGTTGAAAGTGAACACCTTTTGGATCAGTGGGATAATGACGAGCCAAAAAAGTTTGCTCAACATTTAACTACAAAATTTGGACCACCTGATGAGTCAACAAATAAACGCGTTGTGTGGTATAACAAGGATGGTTTTAAACGCATTGAAGTGAAGGATGAATATACGCTTCACTGCTGCCCTGCTCCTCATTATGATTTTGTATACAGTACCATAGATCTTCACGTGCCTAAAGAATTTGTTAAAGTATTAGCAGAAAGTTCAGAAAGTATTTTGTTGGATTTACTAAAGAATGAAGTATCAGCTAGATGTGCTACACTTAGTGCTAATGCAGTTACTTTGAATTATGTGTTGGATGTTGTTTCTGGTAGAGTTGTGGGTAGTAAAGATGAGTATGAAAAACGTATTAAGCAACTATATAAAAATAAATTAGATCCTGATCCAGAATGGTGGCCAGATTCCACTAGAGAAGTGAGAAAAACCAGCATGACAGAAAACTTTATGGATGGTCGTAATCCACAAGATAAAGGTGACATGGCTCGTCATGGTTTGAAAAATAAAACCATTGCTCAGTTGAAAAAAATAAGAGGATCTGATTCAGCTTCTCCTAGAAAAAAACAGCTTGCTCATTTTTATATTAATATGCATAGTGAAGAAGTTGTATTGGAAGATCTCCGTAATTGGTTCAGCAAAACTCACCCCGAAGGTGGTTGGAAGAGAATTAATAGCAAAGGTGAGCCTATAGGACCTTGTGCAAGGGAGCCTGGTGAGCCAAAGCCAAAGTGTATGTCTAACGAAAAAATAGCTAGACTATCTAAAAAACAAAGAGCATCAGCTGTAGCTTCTAAGCGTAAGCATGATTCTAATCCTGAAAGACAAGGCAAACCAATAAACGTTTCCAATTTTGGAAAAGGAAAGTTGTAAGTAATGGAAAACCTAGAAGAAAAAAACGTACCTACAAGCCCAGAAAAATGGGCTCAAGCAAAAGCTCAAGCTAAGTCCAAATTTGCAGTTTATCCATCTGCTTATGCTAATGGTTGGGCTGCAAAGAAGTATAAAGCTATGGGTGGTGGATGGAAGTCTGTATCAGAAGCTAAAGATCCTAGAGAATATGATTATGAGGGTGATATGGCTAAATCTCAACTGAGATCTATTATTGCCAATGCGCAAGCTGTTCACGATATGTTGAAAGATGATACTAATATGGCTGAGTGGGTCCAAAGTAAGATTACTTTGAGTGCTGATTATATTAGTACAGTTAGAGATTATATGACGTCGGAAATGAGTGAGCAAGTAAAACCAATAGAAGAATTGAAATCCTCTACATTGACGTCATACATTGACAAAGTAGCTACTGGTCCATCAAGAGGTAAAACACAATCTGGGTTGCTAAAAAGCATTAAAGCTATTAGTGGTGTAACAAAAGCTATCCGTAAGAGATCGGAAAATAGCATGAAAGAAGATACTGTGAATGAAGTTAGCAAAGGCTTGGCTCACAACTACATGGTTGCAGCTCACAAAAAGTTTGATTCTGCTTCAGAAGCTAAGAAAGCCAAGTTAATTAAAGGTATTAAGAAAGCCTCTGAAAGACGCAACCCAAAGCCAGCTCCATCTCCTGAACAAAAGGTAGATATGAGCTCTCCCAGTTCTTATTATGCCAGCAAGAAGCCTGGTGAGTATACAGGAGACTAAATGAAATCATTTACTCAATTCCTAAAAGATCCCTGCTGTGATGAGTGTGGATCGGTTGACGAACAATTTACTCCTACTGGCAATGAACAGTATGAGGACTGGGGTGAAGAAATGATCTCCGAAGAAGAAGTTGGAGGAAGAAAAGTTACTTTAGGTAAACCATTCCTTACTCCTGGCGGTCCAAAGAAACGTTCTGTCTATGTCAAGAATGACAAAGGTAATGTTGTCAAGGTTAGCTTTGGTGACACAACAGGGTTGACAATCAAGACTGATGATCCCGAACGAAGAAAAGCATTCAGAAGTCGTCACAACTGTGATGATCCTGGTCCAAGACACAAATCTCGTTACTGGAGCTGCAAAGCATGGTCAAAGAAATCTGTATCAGCAGGTTTAGGAAGTGCTGGGGGTACTTAAATGTCATACAAAACACTTGGAAGAATTGTCAAAGAAGTGGTTGCTGGGACGAGCCAACCTAATGGTTATTCTAGTTTTAGTACTTCAGTTAAGGATGTGATGTACGGTCCTAAGAAAAAAGTTAAAGATGATGATTCAAAAGTTGAACCTGCAGGAGATGCTGGCGATATTGAAAAAGAACTAGATACCAATAACCAAAATATTCACACTTCCAGACGGGCAAGTATGGAACGTAGAGTTAAAATTTTAGATTACTAATAGGAGCAACCAAATGTATAAAGATATCACGGCTAGTTTAGTAGCTGCAACCAGAAAAGTAGTTGAGGCTTCTAGCATTAAAGCTGCTAACGAAGCTGCTCAAAAAGAGCAATCTTCTAACCTTTCTAAATCAATGAGACCAGCTTATGAGGGCAGTGCTCCTCGTAATGCTCAAGAGATCTCTTTGCTTAGAGAAAAGGCCCCCCACACTGTTCCAAAGACACCTAAAGATAAAGCTTTAGCTGCATTGGCAGATGATGGTAAGAAAGATGTTATCACACACGCTGACGTTATGGTTGGCCGTGGTGTGAAAAAAGAAGAGAAGATGCCTGAGAAGAAGAAGACAGATGCGTTTGATTACAAATCTCCTCGTAGACCACAAGATGCACCTAACCGTAAGTCTGGTGATGTAACATCTACAGGCCACGATGTTAAGAAGATCTCTACTGGTACTGTGTACACTAAGCGTTTTGAAGAAAACGAAGTAGAAGCAGAAACAATTGCTGAAGCTCCAGTGGACGGTGTTGCACCAGGTTCAATGGAAGGCGACAAGCATATGTGTGCTTCTAAAGTGATGCACAAAGAGTGGAAAGAAGGCAAGACTATTTTCAGTCAACATGCTGAGCCAAATGAAATTGGTTTGATCGAATGGTATGATGTGATGTTTGATCACGGAATTGAGAAGCAAGTTCCTACACGTGACTTAGAAATTATGGCGGAGCAAAACCACATGAATCACACTCCTAAAAAGAAAAAGAACTCCGTTCTCTTCAAAGCGTTGTAATTATGAAAAAGCTAAGAGAAATCGTTGAGGCTACGAAAAGCCTACACCCAATGGCTCTCCATGTGAAGCCTGTTATGGTTAACGGTCAACAGAAGTATAAAGTACACGCTGTTGGTAAAGGCTTAGCTGATGGTATCAATCACGGTGAGCACTTGTCTGACTCTGAGTTGGATGATGCTCATGAGATGGGTGCTAAGGTTAAGCATGTCAAGGAGAGTGTCAATGAAGGCAAGATGGCTGAATTAGATCACGACCTTGAGAACATGAAGGATAAAGACTTTGAGACTCATTATGGAGAGCCAAAGTCTGCTTATAGACCAGCAAAGAAGCCAATGTCTGAACCCAAGCCAGCTAAAGTTAAAGAAGAAGTTCAGATTGATGAGTTGAAAGCTTCAACAGTAGCCAAATATCAAGATAAAGCATTTGACAAATATATGGGTGGTGATAACAAGCGTGCTCAAGGTTTGGTTCGCGCAAACAAAAAGCAAGTTGGTGCATTGGGTCATGTTGCAACTACCAACGAAGCACAAAGCCACCAAGCTGCAACTACTATGAAGCATATTCCTAATCCATCACCAGCTTTGAAGAAAGCTGCTAAAGATATCAAGCCAGGCATTGCTGGTTTCAGAGATCGCATTGCCATGCTCAAAGCTGGTGGTGTGAAAGAAGAAACAGACTTTGGTCCAGAAGCTGATAAGAACATTACAGTCCAGCTCAAAAAAGCAATGGACATGATGGAACATGGTGAGAAGACTGGATCAGATGTGGAGTTTGCTGATGGCCAACAACACTTTGTTGAAGGTGTTATTGCTCATAAAGTGTTGGTAGCAATGGAACAGATGA